CAGCTGCGTCAACATCTGCGGCAAAGAACGACATTCTTGCTACTCTAGCTCTAGGCTCAGGCTCAGAGACAGACACAAACGAGGATGGCGTGGCAATCACAGTAACAATGGGCGGTGCAGCTGGCACAGGCACCATTGAGCTGACCATCATGTATGTGGTAGACTAAGTTGAGCGGGGCGGGAAACCGCCCCCTCTTTTACATGGAGATAGCGGATGACAAGTACCGTTGATATTGCAAACTATGCGCTTAACACCTTGGGTGCGTCGAACATCACAACATTGGATGAAAACAGCAAACCAGCGCGCATTGTCAATCAGCGCTATGATGCAGTACGTGATAGCGTATTTCGCTCTCATCCTTGGAATTGCCTGATACGTCGAGCTGAGCTTCCCCAGGAAACAGATAACCCGACATACGGTTATGCATACCAGTATTCCCTGCCGACTAATCCGTATTGCTTGCGGGTGTTAGAGTTTAGCAACGGGACGTTGACGTTCCCTTTTGACAACATGCGCAGCAACAATGATACACCAGCGTTTATCATCGAGGGCCGTAAACTTCTTACGGACGAAGGTACAGCGCGGATTAAATATGTTGCCAGGATTACGGATCCCCAGCAATACGATGCGGGGTTGATCGAAACATTGGCGGCAAGATTAGCATATGAAATCTCGTATGCGATCACAGGATCCACAACAATGCGGCAACTTACAGCTGCCGATTACGATCGTAAGCTAAAAGAGGCTACGTTCCAGGATGCAACCGAGGGCGCACCAGAGCGCATTGAGGCTAACGACTTTATCGAAGCGAGGTTCTAATGGCCCGTTCAGCTCCTTCGCTCAGTACATTTACAGCTGGCGAGATCTCCCCGCGCCTGGAAGGGCGTGTTTCTTTAGAAAAGTATCGTGCGGGCTTATCGGATCTGACCAATATGGTTGTGCAGCCACACGGTGGCGTAACACGGCGACCAGGAACAGAATACCTGGGCGCGGTTAAAGACAGCGCAGATAAGACCAGGCTAATTCCGTTTCAGTTTAAAACGACAGACACATATATCTTGGAGTTTGGCGATCAGTATATGCGGGTTTTCCGCAATGGATTACAAGTTCTGGAAGGATCTTCGCAAACAATTACTGGTGCAACACAAGCGGATCCTGGTGTTATTACAATATCAGGCCACGGCTACAGCAATGGTGATGAGATTTACCTGGATAGCGTAGGCGGTATGACCGAGCTGAATGGGCGTAACTATCTCATTGCAAACGCCACAACGAACACGTTTACGCTGCAAGACCTCTTTGGCAACGACATCGATACGACAGGGTTTACTGCGTACACTTCTGGTGGATCTGTTGATAAGATCTATGAGGAAACTACGCCTTATGCGATTGCGGATGTATTTGATCTGCGTTTTGCGCAATCAGCGGATGTTATGTATTTTGCTCATCCGAGCTATGAAATTCGCACTTTATCCAGGACAAATCACAATGCCTGGACGTTTGCGACAGCAACAATTACGGGATCGCCCAGCCCAGCGCTAACGGGATCTGATAATTATCCAAGTGTAGTTACGTTTTTTGAACAGCGCCTGGTATTTGCGGCAACAAACAACAATCCACAAACAATCTGGTTTTCTAAAAACGCGGATTATTTGAATTTTACAACAGGTTCAGCGGCTGATGATGCGCTAATCTACACGATTGCGTCTAACCAGGTGAACAGTATTCGGTACTTATCGCCTACGCGAGTGCTTACGATCGGCACTTCTGGCGGTGAATATGTGCTTACAACAACCAATAATGGGCCTGTTACGCCAACATCTACAGTAATCCGCAAGTATTCTAACTATGGATCTGCGAATACTGAGCCTGTCCAGGTCGCTGATGTTACCTTGTTTTTGCAGCGTGGCGAAAGAAAGGTGCGTGAGTTTAAGTATGTTGGTGAGGTAGATACAGCGGGCTACCAGGCGCCAGATCTTACCGTCCTGGCAGAACACATAACCGAAGGTGGCCTGGAACAGTTTGCGTATCAACAGGAGCCTGAGAATATTGTTTGGGCTGTGCGCAGCGATGGTACTCTTATCGGTCTAACGTATCGCCGCGAGGAGGACGTTGTTGCCTGGCATAAGCATGTGATCGGTGGCGAGTTTAATAGTGGTCAGGCAGTCGTTGAAAGCATTGCTACCCTGCCGACAGATACGGGCAATGATGAGCTGTATATGATCGTAAAGCGTACAATAAATGGTACAACTATGCGATACGTCGAAGTTATGAAAAACTTTGACTTTGGTGGCGCAACAACGTCTGCATTCTTTGTGGATAGTGGCCTGGTTTATTCTGGCAGCTCTGTGTCAGGCTTTAGTTCGCTGTATCATTTAGAAGGTGATACAGTTTCTGTACTTGCCAATGGTGCATCACATCCAGACAAAACCGTGTCAAGCGGTGCAATCTCGCTCGATTTTTCAGCAACCAGCGCAGCTGTAGGCTATGGATACACAAGCTCGATGCAGACCTTGCGGATCGAAAGCGGATCTAGCGATGGGGTAAGCCAGGGCAAACCGAAGCGGATCCACGGCATTACGGTTCGTTTGTTCGAGACAGTTGGTGTCGAGGTTGGCAATGATAGCGGCGAAATCGATAGGATCTTTTTCCGCGATAGCTCAATGTACATGGATGAAGCTGTACCATTGTTTACTGGTGACAAAGAGATTGAGTTTCCTGGTGGTTTTGACGACGATGATAGGATATACTTGCAACAAACGCAGCCCCTGCCTTTGACAGTCCTGGCGCTGTACCCACGAATGAATACGTTTGACAAATGATAGCTAGACCCTTGACCAGATCACACGTACTGCATGTTGCAGAAAGAGCGCCTAGACAGAATCAGTCTCAGATGGGGTTGGTTCTTTCTAGTTTGCCTGTCTACACTATGCCTGGTCGTGGATTAGCATTGCTCGATGGTGGCGATGTTTATGCTGTTACTGGCCTGGCACCCTTATGGGATGGCGTTGCGGAAGCCTGGTTTTTGCCAACGAAGGATATGCGTCAAAAGAAAATACAGACAGTTCGATTGGTTCGGCGCGAGTTAGACGCGGCGATCGAGCGTTTGAAATTGCATAGAGTGCAAGCGGTTGTGAGATCTGATTTCGTCGATGCGCACAAGCTTGCTAAGTTCCTGGGCTTTCATAGCGAGGGAACAATGAAAAAGTACGGGCCAGATGGTTCGGATTATGAAAGGTACGCAAAATGGCTGAATCGCTCCCATTCATAATGGCTGGATCCCAGCTGATCGGTGGTGCGTCCGAGGCAGCTGCGGCTAATCGAGCGGCAGCGGCTGCAAAAGCGGTTGGTGAGTTTAACGCCCAGGTTATTGAGCGTGATGTAAACTTGCTGGAAAACCAGCGTACTATCATTAACAATAACTTGCTTATCTCTAATGAACGAAAGCGGATGCAGTTCCGCAAGGTTCAGGGTGAGGTTGTGGCTAACTATGCATTCGCTGGGGTAGACATTTCCCAGGGAACACCGATGCAAGTTTTGCGCGAGAATGCACGCGAACTAGAATACGAGATTACGGTGGACAAGTTTAACAACTACGTCACCAACATGCAGATCAATGATGCGCAAGAGGACACCAGGCTTACAGCACAGCTATCCAGGATGGAAGCTGGTGCATCAGCTGCGGCATTGCGCGCCCAGGGTACTGCAAGCCTTATCTCTGGTTTGGGATCCGCTGCGCGGATTGGTTACGAAACAAACATCTTTGGGTGATAATAAATGCGTATTCCTACTTATCGTGTAAGCTCTACCCCAACAGGCGAAGCGCCAGGACGTAGCTTTCGTGCGCGCATGAGCGCAACGCCGTTCATCCAACAGGCGCAAGCTGAGGGTGGCATTGTCAAAGAGTTTGCGCGGCAAGCTGGTGAATTTGCAACCACACGATACAAAGCTGCCAGGGAAACGCAAATCAACGAAAAGATTATTGCTGGCGAAGAAGCCTTGCGCGAAGAAGCGCGGCGATTGTCACAGATCGAAACTGGCAAATTGCGCGATGTTTTCAACGAAGGCGGCAAAGAGGAGGAGGGGCTTTGGTCTCAATCCTCTACATTAACGCGTGAAAAATTGCTCGAAGATGTTAAAGATCGTGAAGCTCGTAGGATCTTAACTGATCGATTTAACCAAATGGAGCTTACTCATAGGTTCCGTTTGCGTGGCACAATCGATCAGAAGATCGACCAGGCTAACCAGGCTGCGCGTACTGCGCGCGCTCAAGGCACAATGACAACAGCGGGCATGGCGAATGACGTTAAGGAGTTCGACCTGGCGCTAAACAACTTTGGGGTTGATAGCGTTCGCCTGGGATCTCTTGGCCTGGGCAACCCAGATGCGCTGAAGAAACAAGAGCTGGCAGTGGTCGTTGGCGCTGTAGACATGCAAGTGTCGCGGTATATCAATGGATCTGAAACACCGAGCAAAGCCCTGGAAGCATTGCGCCAGGCATTGCGTGACGGGGATGCGTCCCTAGCTGGCGATGGTCAGATGGCATTCTACGCTCTCAGCAAACTAGATCTAAATTCGCAAGCTGCGATTTTGAAAAAGTATGGCGGGGCAGCTGACTACATCGATGCGCCAACAGCTGAAGAACAAAAGCAAGCCCGCATTGCTGGGGAATATGGCAAACAAGCGGGCGCCCTGGTCACTGACTACACAAGTCGGATCCAGGAAGGTCAGACACTGCCAACAGGCTCGATCGAGCAACTTATGGAAATTGCAGAAATGGCTTATCCTTCTATGGGGGGTGTTGAGCAAGCCGAGCTAAAAGAGGGCATTGAGGATCTGCAATACATCCAGGGATTAGCGACAGCGGTAAAAGGTGTTGCGAACGTCAAGGGTGTTGACGATATGATAATGATGCTGGAGCAAGGCGACCAGTTTGGTGGCCCAGGTATCCAGCCAAGAGAGCAGCTTGGGTTAGAGTTCTTGCGTGGCTTCAAGGCCAACATGGAAAAGCAACTTGAAACTGATCCAATAGGTTTTGCGTCCACCACAGGTTCGGTCAAAATTGCTCCTATCGACCTGTCTCCCCAAGCTGTACAATCTGGACAAACGGGTGTGGCGCAGCGAATACAAAGCGCCGTGGCGGTTCGAGGCCACTACGAGCTAACAGGCCCGATGAAATTGCTAACGCCCGCTGAGGTAGCATCTTATGCGCCTTATCTAAATCGCGGATCTGCCGTTGAGCGGATGCAAGCAATCAACACAATTACGGAACAGTTTGGCGAATTTGCCCCAGCTGTACTGCAACAACTTGCGCCAGATGCGCCAGTGGCTATGCACGTTGCTGGCCTTATGCGTGACGGGATCGGCCCAGAAGCTGAGATCATTATGAACGGGATCGAGGAGATTGCGCAAAATGGCAATCCGATCGAAGGCGCAGATATGCAAAGCGCTGAGGCAGACATGTATGAGATCCTGGGCGCAGCTTATGAGTTACTACCTGGTAGCCTGAACGCCGAGCTGAAAAAGAATATCAAGGATACTGCCCTGGCATACTATGCCGAAGTGTTATCTCGTAAGGTAGACAAGTCTTATGACAGCGATCTTTGGGAAAAAGCGGTCAACGTAGCAACAGGATATAACCCCAAAACTGGCAAGGGTGGCGTCCAGGATGTACGTGGTACGCCTACATTGTTGCCGCCGAATAGATCCCCAGATGAAATAGAAACTGCCCTGGAAACGATCACGATTGATAACTTTGCAGAGATTGCAACGTCCTCAGGTACGATCGACCAGGAAACGTTTGATGATATTACATCAGACGATAACTATAACTTACAAGTGTTGGGTCGGCGCAATGGCAAGATTGTCTATGGAGTTGTGTACGGCAACTATGGTGAAAGCGGCTACGCAATCATTACGGATCCAGATGGCAACGATATTAACTTTACAGCTGAGGAACTAATCAAAGCCTCTCGCAGAAAAGCCCAGCCTCGTGTAGAAAAAAGTGAACCTGTCGTACAGGAAGCGCCGAAAGACCAGGCGTTTGATATACGCAACTATGACAAATCATCACCAGAGGATCGCAACGAAGCACGAATTGCAATCATGAGGATAATCGAAGATAATTTTGATGTTGATACCGTTACGATAACTGACGTTCGTAAGTATCTGCGAAAAGAAAAGATCCCTCATAGCAATCAAATGATTGAAACGGCTTTGAACTTAGCGAAGGGAAACGCAAGTGAGTAGTTACTTACCAGACCAGGTAAATCCGCTTTCGTTTGCAACTACGCCGCGCCGTAGTAAACCAACAGGCGGTTTCGTAGAAAACCTGTCTCAGTCTTTCGATGCTAACTTAATGCAAAGCGGATCCTCTGAGGAGCGCTTCATCAAAGAGGCTTGGGATCCAATCGTTGAGGAAATCGAAACATTAACGGGTAAATCTTTTAGAAACCCTGGAGCGTACATACGTCCTAATGTGTTTGAGATCCTAAGTGGTGAAGCCGCCAGGTTCTATGGCCCAGCGCGATACAGCTACGAAACAAACGATATTGAAACATTTGTGCGCGACAATCGTGACCAGCTGCCTGAGGAGCTGGTTGTTTCTGTCCTGGATCAAGATCGAGATAAGTCCTGGCGTGAGGCTGCGCGCGAGAAGTTTCACCAGGAACAAGGCGAACTTGCCGAGCTAACAGAGCGCTCTCCTGGGATTGGCCCTGGCACTGCGCGTGTCTTGGGTATGCTTGGGGCGGGTGCCGAGGATCCAATTAACCAGGCATTCATGGTTATCCCTACTGCGCGCCTGGGCAAAAACTTCCTGGGCCTGATCGCGGGCGAGGCGTTTACAAACGCTACAGTAGAAATGATCCAGCAACCAGACGTTAAAGATTGGTATGATAGCCTGGGGATAGATTATACCTGGGAAGATTTTGTTGCGAATGTTGGATCAGCTGCCGTAATTGGTGGTGCATTCCCTGTCGGTATTAAGATCGGGACAGAAACTGTAAGGCTAACAGCTGACCAGGTACGCCGTGGCGCTCAGGTTATAAGCAATGCAGCGGGTCGCAAATCAGCTGGGCAAGAGGCAGCGGAGCTACTCGATGAGGCCGCACAATCGATTACAGACAGCAATCCTCTAGGCAACAAAGCAGTAAACCAGGTCGAACATCAATCTAGGTTAGAAGAAGCCACGGTCGCATTGAACGATGGTGAATTGCCTAAGATTTCGGAAGCCCCTCGATCTGAGGTGCAGCTCCCAGAAAACATAAATGAAGCAACAAACTTGCGCGGCGTGGTCGATGAGTTTGATCCGAATGAGATTGGCGTAGATGCTAAGACGTTCCAGTTTAAAGAAGGCGGCGACATATACGGTGTTACTGACCGCCTGGAAGGTGTGACGCAGTGGGATCCTATCAAAGCGGGCATGGTAACGATCTATGAATACGCTGATGGGAAATTGTTTATCGCAGATGGACACCAGCGCTTAGGTCTAGCCAAGCGTATCTTAGACCAGGATCCTAGCCAGGATGTACGCATGGTCGGGTATCGTTTGCGCGAGGTTGATGGCATTACGCCTGATGATGCAATGGTGATTGCAGCGTTAAAAAATATTGCGGAAGGCACAGGCACTGCGATCGATGCAGCTAAGATCTTGCGCGTAGCGCCTGATCGGATCTCTGAGCTACCGCCTAAATCTGCATTTGTTCGCCAGGCAAATGACCTAGCACGTTTGGGCGATGATGCCTGGGGCATGGTAAAGAACGAAATTGTCGCACCTAATCATGCGGCAGTCGTTGGTCGTCTGATCGATGATCCTAGTATGCAAAAGGCAGCGCTCGATGTTTTAGCAAAGACTGAACCCGCAAATGAGTTCCAGGCAGAGGCTATTGTTCGCCAGGTGCGCGAAACAGAAATGGTTACTGAGACCCAGGAGAACTTGTTTGGTGAAGAAGTTTTAACGCAAAGCTTGTTTACTGAGCGCGCAAAAGTTCTTGATCGTGCGCAAAAGCAGCTGCGCAAAGACAAAAACGCATTCCAAAACCTAATTACTAACGCGGCTCGATTAGAGGGCGAAGGTAATAAACTTGCGCAAAACGCTAATGAAAGAAGGGCTAACGACGATGGCAAAGCGATCTCGCTCCTCCAAAGCCAAGCAAACCGTAAGGGAACCCTCTCAGATGCCCTTACCGCTGCGGCAAGGCAAGCAAAAGAAACAGGCAACTACAACGCCGCTACAAGAGGCTTTCTCGAAGATGTCAGACGAGCAATTTCAGACGGCGAGTTTGACCGCGCAGAAACTAGCGATGTTGGACGCACTTTCGATGCTCCAGAAGAAATCCCGACTATACGAACAGATGCAGAGGAAATCGAGCTAAACCAGTTCGATGATATGTTTGGCCCTGGCATGGAACGCCAGACGAGCGCTCTCGATGCAGGGTTGCGCCAGGATTTGACAGATCCACAAATACAGCGCCAGGAGTTGAAACGCCTGGTCGATGATGGCGCGCCAGAAGAACAGATCATTAATCATCCAGCGATCGTTGATGCGATAGCCCGCATGGAGGAGATCCCGCTAACCAATGAGCGCCCTGGTTATCCTAAAGATGGCGATGATGTAGCGGCTATTGAATGGTTTGATAACAGACGTTATATTGTAGATGGAAGCAATGAAGCGTCATTCGATGATGCATTCCGCTACCTGGTAAAAGGCGCAAGAGAGCTGGGCTGGGTAGACGAAGGCTTAGATTTCCCTACAGGAGCAACCCGCCAAGAAAAGAAAGCGGTAATTATTCTAGGCCCACCAGCTGCGGGTAAGAGTACGATTGCCAATCCGATCGCGCGCAAGATGGGTGCATCGATCGTTGATGCGGATGAAGCAAAGAAGGTTTTGCCAGAATACCAGGGCGGCATTGGTGCAAATGCGGTACATGAAGAAAGCTCATTCATGTCAGATCTTTTGTTCAAAGGTTTGATGGAAGAAGGTGATAACCTGGTTATTCCTAAGGTTGGCGGCAAGGTTGAAAGTATTGAGCGCACAATCTCATTGCTTAAATCAAAGGGATATGACGTTGAATTAGTAGATATGAAGGTCGGCGCCGAGGCAGCACTGCAACGCATGATCGGTCGCTTTATCAACACGGGTAGATTAATTAACCCAGAATATGTTAAAAAAGTGGGCGATAATCCCGCCATTACTTTTGACACACTAAGAGAAAAGGGGGTAGCAGATGGCTACTACAGGATCGACAACGAAGGCGGGCGCGACGATTTCAAAGACGTCCCAATCGAAACAGGAACCCTCCTCGATGGGGTCGAGCTTCGACTACGACGAAATGGAGTTGAGAGCGGCCCAGAAGTCAGACGGGGCGATCGGGAAGCTACTGTTGGAGCGGGGGCTGAAAGCCCTGAAAGCGTAGCAATCCCACAGATCCGCGAAAATTTCTTAGATGAGGAGTTCCCACTAGAAGTGTTGGGCGAAGTGGATGAAGTTACGCAAGAGCCAGTTTTAAGAAAAGTCACAGCGCGGCAGCTCCTGGATGAAATAGACCAGGACGATGCGATGATTGATGCTATTTCGAGGTGTCCACTATGAGTTTTCGCAAGTGTATCGATGATCTGGAAAACAGCGGAACGCTGACAAAAGAGCAAGCTAATGAAACGCGCGACTTGTTCGATGAGATCTACGAAGAAAAGTCTAAGGGCATGGGCGCTGTCCAGGCGGCAGAAGAAGCTGGGCAAGATACATACAATGCCCTGGTGAATAAAACGGCTCATGCCAAGCGGCAAAAAATTACGCAGATGCGCGTATGGCAACAGATCACTGACAACCTGGAGAACTATCGAGACCGTTTCGGTCGCGCGGATCCTAATGCAGCTGCCCTGGCATTGTTCGAGCAAGACGGAATGTCTAGGTTTTCAGCTGTAACACAACGTGAAGAAGCGATTACAGGCTTTGCGTTTGCAGAAATGAACCAGATCTTAGGAACGTTTCGCCGCAATCTTATCGGAGAGGTGCGTCAGAAAGCGCAGCTAAAGAACCTTACACGCGAGATCTTTGGTGAAAATACTGGCGATGTAAGCGCCAGGGAAATGGCGCAAGCCTGGAAAACAACAGCTGAAACCTTACGCAAAAAGTTTAATAAGGCTGGCGGGAACGTCCCAAAGCGTGAGGATTGGGGTCTGCCGCAAAACCACGATCGCTTTCAAATTAAGGCAGCTGGTTATCAAAAGTGGCGCGAATTTATTGTGCCGCGCCTCGATCGCAATAAAATGATCGATGAGCAAACTGGCTTGCCATTTAGTGACATGCGCCTGGATATGGCCTTGAAGGATGTTTATGACACCATAACGTCCGATGGATTTAACAAGCTTAATCCTGGATCTGGCGGTCGCGGAAAGATTTTGGGCAATCGTCGCCAGGATCACAGGTTCTTGTCGTTCAAGAGTGCTGATAGCTGGATGGAATACCAGCAAGAGTTTGGCGATGCTAACGTGTTCGATGTAATGGTTTCGCATGTAAAGAATATGTCACGCGACATTGCATTGATGGAGATCCTGGGGCCGAACCCAGCTGCAACGACAAACTTTATTAAACAAACGCTAATGAAACCCGCCCAGGAATCAGCGGATCCAAAGCTTATTGATAAAGCAAACAAGACAGCAAAGCGGATTGATGAGTTCTATTCAGCTGTCACTGGCAGAAACAATGCGCCGATCGATGGTCGGTTTGCCTCAGTGTTTGCTGGCACCAGGCAGTTACTTCAATCGGCACAGCTGGGGGCAGCGGCTATCTCAGCAATTACAGATTTAAACTTTCAACGTATGGCTCGTCAGTTTACTGGATTATCGCAAACCAGGACATTGCAGCAATACCTCGATTATGTGAACCCTCTCGGTGCAAAAGAAAAAGGCGAACTAGCAATTAGTTCGGGTTTGATTGCAGAAGGCTGGACTAGCTTGGCAGCTGGGCAAATGCGTTTTGTTGGCGATATGTCTGGGCCAGAAGTTACCAGGCGCATATCTGATTTCGTAATGCGCGCGTCTTTCTTGTCGCCTATGACTTCGGCAGGGCGCTGGGCGTTTGGTATGGAGTTCCAGGGCAATGTTGCGCGGAATGCTGGCAAAACGTTTGATGAGCTAGATCCAAACTTTAGATCTACTATGGAGCGTTACAACATCGGATCTGAGCAATGGGACGTTATTAGATCTACGGATCCATTTGATGAGCGTGGGGCTAAGTTTATTCGGCCTACAGATCTGATGGATCGAGCTGATGTAGATGAAGCGCTGCGCGAAGATGTAGCTACCCGTTTCCTGGAAATGATTAATACGGAAACAAACTTTGCGGTTCCGTCTAATTCATTGCGCGGTCGCGTGTTCTTAACGGGAGAAACACAGCCTGGCACAGTATCTGGTGAAATATCCAGGTCGTTTGCGATGTATAAAAACTTTGGCGTAACGGTCGTGAATACGCATTTGATGCGGGGTATGCAGCTAGAAGGATCGTCAACTAAGGCATCATATTTTGCGAACTTGCTTATTTCTACAACAATGATGGGCGCCCTGGCATTGCAACTAAAAGAAATGTCTAAGGGGCGAGATCCACGCGATATGTTTGGCGATGGCGAGGAAACCGCTAAGTTTTGGTTTGCGGCATTTATGCAAGGCGGTGGCCTTGGGATCTTCGGTGATTTCCTAAATTCGGGAACAAACCGTTTTGGTGGGGGGCTTGCTGAGACAATCGCTGGGCCTGTCTTTGGGTTTGCAGATGATACTTTAAAGCTAACTGTGGGCAACTTATACCAGGCGGCAACGGGCCAGGATACAAATGCAGCTGGCGAATTGGTTAAGTTTACCCAACGCTATATGCCAGGATCCTCTCTTTGGTATTCACGCCTGGCGCTAGAACGTAAGGTCTGGGATCAGCTTCAACTTATGACTGATCCTAAGGCAAGATCGAAGATGCGCAGGGCAGAAACGCGGGCGCGCAGGGAGTTTGGTCAAGAGTATTGGTGGGGGCCAGGTGATAGCGCTCCATCCCGACTACCAGATATAGCGGGGGCTTTTGAATAGATGACTACACAACTACAACATAATGTGGTATTTTTTCTGCAAAGTAAGGAATTGCTATGACAGTATCGAGCAGCACAAGCAGAGTTAGTTACAGCGGCAACGGTTCGCTAACGGCTTTCGCGTACACGTTTAAGATCTTTGATGAGGATGATCTTACTGTCATCTTGCGCGCAAGCGATGGCACTGAGACAGTCCAAACAATCACGACAAACTACACTGTCAGCGGTGTTGGCGATGCTGGCGGCGGTAATGTTACGTTTGTCACAGCCCCTACTGCTACAGAAACTGTTGTGATCTTGCGGGAGCAACCTCTAACGCAAGGTCTTGACCTGGTTCCTAACGATCCATTCCCAGCGAATAGCTTGGAAGAAGCGCTCGATAAGATCGTGTTTATGACGCAGAAGCACGAAGAAGAATTGGGCCGTGCGATCAAAGCGTCACGCACAAACACAATCACTGGTGCTGAGTTTACGATTTCTGCATCAGATCGGGCTAACAAAGTATTTGCGTTTGACAGCTCTGGTGATGTTAGCATTACATCTGAGCTTGGTGTTTATCGTGGCGATTGGGCTGCAAGCGTAGCATATAATCAGCGCGACATCGTAAAAGATACAAGCAACAATAATATTTACCTGGCAAACACGGCACACACATCTAGCGGTTCAACGCCTCTGAGCAGTAATGCAGACATTGCAAAATGGGATTTAATCGTCAATGCAGCGGCAGCGGCGGCAAGCGCAAGCGCAGCGGCAGCATCTGAGACTGCGGCAGAAACTGCGCAAACGGCTGCGGAGGCTGCGCAGAGCGCGGCAGAGACAGCACAGGCAGCTGCGGAAACTGCGGAAACAAATGCCGAGACAGCCGAGACAAATGCTGAAACAGCACAGGCAGCAGCAGAAGCCGCACAGGCAGCGGCAGAGTTGGCATATGATAACTTTGATGATCGCTACCTTGGCGCAAAGGCAAGCGATCCTACGTTGGACAATGATGGCGATGCGCTGATTGATGGTGCTTTGTATTTTGACACAACCAACAATGTGATGAAAGTGTACGATCTAGGCGGCACAGCCTGGAAGCGCACAACGCCGACATCTGCCGAGCAAACAAACATCGACACGGTATCTGGTATTTCAGCGAATGTCACGACAGTAGCAGGTATCTCTGCCAACGTAACAACAGTAGCAGGGATTAGCTCAGACGTTACGACAGTCGCGGCAGATGGTACTGACATTGGTACGGTTGCGGGTATCTCGGCAAATGTGACTACAGTGGCTGGTGTATCTAGTGATGTAACAACAGTCGCTGGGATTAGTTCTGATGTAACTGCTGTGTCAGGCATAAGCGCAAACGTGACAACTGTGGCGGGTATATCTGCTAACGTAACGACAGTAGCGGGTGTAAGTGCGGATGTGACTACGGTGGCGGGTATCTCTGCAAATGTTACGACAGTTGCTACAAATGATGCAAACGTCACAACGGTTGCAACAAACATCACTGGCGTAAATAGCTTTGCGGAGCGTTACCGTGTTGGCTCTAGCGATCCTACAACAAGCCTAGATGAAGGTGATTTGGCGTACAACACTACCAGCAATGTGTTGAAATACTATAATGGCACAAGCTGGCAGAGTATATCCCCTGGCATTGGTTCAGTTGCAGATGATAGCTCACCACAGCTTGGCGGTGACTTAGATACAAATGGCAACAATATAAACTTTGCCGACAATGATAAAGCGCAGTTTGGTGCTGGCAATGACTTACAGATTTACCATGACAGTGTAACAAACAACAGCTATATCGCAGAGACTGGCATTGGCGATTTAGTTCTTCAGGGTGCCAATATTCGCCTTCAGAATACGTCTGGTGGTTATTATGTGCGGGCGTACAACGGCGGTGCTGTTAATCTTTACCACAACAACGCAGCCAAACTTGCCACCACTAGCACAGGTATTGATGTAACTGGCACAGCCGAGGTGGACACACTGGAATTTTCAGACGGATCAACGCAGACCTCTGCGGGGGCATCAACTGGTAAAGCCATAGCAATGGCTATTGTATTTGGGTAAAGGAGGCTAACTATGGCGGCACCAAATATCGTTGGCGTAAGCACAATCACAGGCAAAACGTCTACAACTGCATTAACAACAACATCAGCAACAACGCTCGTATCAAACGCGGCATCATCTGGTAAAGTGTTTAAGATTAACATGATCCAGATTGCAAACGTGGATGGCACCAATGCATGTGACGTAACGGTGGATGTTCACTCTGCGGCATCTGGCGGCGGTACAGCTTACTCATTGGTTAGTACAGTTTCTGTACCTGCGGATGCGTCACTTGTTGCAGTAGATAAGAATACAGCGATTTATCTGGAAGAAGATAAGTCGATCACAGCAACTGCTGGCACAGCAAGCGACTTAGAAGTGATCGTAAGCTACGAGGAAATTAGCTAATTAGGAGTTTCCGATGGCTAAAGGTAAAGGCGGCTTCATAGGCCAAGACGGGCTTAATGCGCCAGATGCCCCAACTGGGGTCAGCGGAACGGCTGGTGATGAAAAGGTTGATGTTAATTTCACTGCGCCAAGCGATGTTGGTGGGTCGGCAATTAATGGTTATAGAGTTCAAGATAGCACGGGAGCGCACGGTGCGTCTGGCTCATCTTCGCCTATAACTATTACTGGTCTGACAAACGACACTGCATATTATTTTAACGTCTGGGCTATTAACGCTTTCGGTTATTCTGCTCCTAGCAGCTCAACAGGTAGTGTTACACCCGCGTTTGTTCCTACAGCAGTATTTGCGGGCGGCAATACAAACGTAATAGATTATGTGTCAATTAACACACTAGGTAACGCAACAGATTGGGGCGACTTACCCGCAAATGTCCAGAACACCGCTGGTGCATCTAATGATACAAGAGGTCTTGTTCAAAGAAATTATAGTGGGTCTGTTGATTACATAACTTTTTCTACTCAGGGGAATGCAATTTCGTTTGGTAATTTAAGCAGTAGTAGAGATAGTGATGGAGCATTAGCAAACTCAACTCGCGCAGTGTTTGGCGGCGGTGAAGGTGCTGCATCATTTAGTGATATTATGGATTACTTTACTATTGCCACCACAGGAAGCGCGACAGACTTTGGTGACTTAACGGTTGGTCGTAGAGACCCTTCTGGCTGTGGGTCATCAACTCGTGGTTGTTTCAATATGGGTCAATATGCTTCTGGCGTTTGGACAAATACGATTGACTACATTACGATTGGCTCAACAGGTAATGCTACTGACTTTGGGGACGCAACACAAAGCCTTGGGAACTCAGGCGCATGTTCTTCTTCTACAAGGGGGATTATTTTTGGTGGAAACAACCCATACTCTAAAAATGTCATCCAATACTTTACCATTGCGTCAACTGGTAATGCCTCAGACTTTGGTGATTTAACCGAACAAGCAAGCGGTTGTGCGGGTGCTTCGTCAAATACCAGAGGTCTCAGAGGTGGCGGTGAAAATGTAGGCACCACATCATGGGGCGTGACTATTGACTACATTACTATCGCTTCTACTGGAAATGCCGCAGACTTTGGTGATTTAACTGTCAATAGGGTGGAAGTTGTCGGCCTATCCAACGCTCATGGAGGACTTTCATAATGCCAAATTATCAAGGTGTATGGTCGCTCTCGACGCAGTTTCAGAACAGAGATGGATGGCCTTTGCCGCCTTTGGCTGGTGGAGGAGCAGTCGGTGTATTCTTCGGCGGGAACGAGGCAAGCGGAAATACAGATCGCATACAATATATAGAGATTGCGTCAACAGGTAATTCAGAAGACTTTGGAAATTTAGTGACAAATAATTACGGGGGCTTTGCTTGTGGCTCAACTGTCAGAGGCTTAAATGCGGGAGGCTACAACAATGGTGTTGAAGTGAATATGATACAATTTGTCACCATTCACACAAAAGGAGATGCTTCCGATTTTGGAGATTTAACAGCAGAAAAAAATCTTGCAAACGGTTGTGGGTCAAGCACCAGAGGAATTTTTGCAGCGGGGGCTAATTCTAGTGGGGCTTTAAATGTTATAGAATATGTAACATTTGCATCAGCGGGTGATGCTATAGATTTTGGCGATTTGACAGTTTCACAATCAAACAGGGCTGCGTGTTCATCTCCAACGAGAGGTATTGTTGGCGGTGGCTATTATAGTGCCATTATCAATGTCATTGATTATTTTACCATAGCAAGCGCAGGAAACGCCTTAGACTTTGGTGATTTAACAGCGTCAAAGGGTATTTTTGCTGCATGTTCCTCTGAAACTAGGGGTCTTTTTGGCGGCGGTGATGATGGCAGCGTTCAAACGAATGTGATTGAGTATATAACCATTGCGTCCACAGGAAACGGCACAGATTTTGGCGATTTAAGCACAAATTATATAAAGAATATGGCTTCATGTTCATCATCCGTTAGAGGAGTTTGGGCGGGAGGTCAGCAAGGAAATACTAGGATAGATAATATCCAATATGTAACAATAGCCTCGCTAGGCAACACTTCTGACTTTGGAGATTTGTTAGCTGCAAATAGAATTTTCCAAGGCACATCTTCAGACCACGGAGGACTTCAGTAATGCCTAAACGCTATCTAGGAAACATTATTACCGATACTCCGACAGAGCCAACAGAGAACTACGAGGACGCGGCAGCAAGCGGCGTGTGGTCACTTGCGGAAGCCAATGCATACACAGCGGCGGGGCTGTGGCCTACGGCGGGGAATGCTGCGCCAAGGGCTTTGTTTATTGGAGGTCAGAACAGCGGTGGTAGCACAAATATTATAGATTACATTCAAATAGCATCTACTGGTAATGCCACGGACTTTGGTGACTTAGATGATACAAGGGAAAACTTCCGTGGTGCATTTGGATCATCTACAAGAGGTGTTATTGGCGGCGGGGCAACTGCTCCCGATGATTATATTCAGTATGTAACTATAGCAACGGCTGGCAACACTACAACCTTTGGCGATCTTTTAACAGGAACAACGCAGGGCGCAGGGGCTTCATCCGAAACACGAGGGTTATTTGGCGGTGGTAATAATTCTAATGTAATTGAATATGTAACTATAGCCTCAATAGGAAATTCCGTAGACTTTGGTGACTTAACACAGACAAGGCGAACTTTAGCGGCATGTGCAAGCACCACAAGGGCTGTTTTTGCTGGAGGCTCCGAATCAGACCCGCCCTTTACCCAATATAATATCATTGATTATGTAACTATTGCCACGACAGGTAACGCTACAGATTTTGGCGATATGACGTTAGCAAGAAGCGGTTTAGATGGTTGTTCTTCATCAACTAGAGGCGTGTTTTCAGGGGGGTATGATGGCTCAAGCGCGGTCAATACGATTGACTATATAACGATTGCGTCAACGGGCAACGCTACTGACTTTGGCGATTTATTAGCCGCAATTTCTCGTAGCGCGGGAGCCTCAAGCCATGTAAGAGGTGTATTCGGCGGTGGTAATTACAGTCCATTCTTAAACACAATTCAATACATAACGATTGCATCTATTGGAAATGCAACTGATTTTGGCGACTTAACTGCGGCTCGTGCTGAACTTGCAGCACTATCTAACGCACACGGCGGCTTGGCAGCATAGGGAGAATGACATTGCCAAAAGATACAACAAAAGAAACACATCTAGTCACGCAAGACATAGACATTCAGCTTCCAGCGGCGAAGCCTGAATATAAATCTATGCTGGCAAACATTGCAGAAAAAGCCCCTGCAATACGCCAAGCGTCTAGCAACTTCTACAAGTCGCACTCGCAGATGATGAGCGTTACACTGGACGTTACTGCAATCACGCCTATTCGCTCTATCAAGCACACACTTGCGGAGATTGAGAAAACCAAAGCGGCCCTGCAAGAGGGCTACTTCCGCATGAAAAAGAACGAGGTCAAACTCAAGAAGCTAGAACGCAAGCTGTCAAAAGAAACAGATGACCTTGAACGCGAAATGCTAGAAATCAAGATTAACGAGATGGAAGCGCAAGCCGCGTCATCCCGTGGCTACGTTGAAGGTGCGGTTCGTAAGCTAAACTTCTTTAGCAATCAGTATGAAAACCTGATGAAGAAGATCGGCAAGGACGAACTGACCGAAGAAGATTACGAGCGCGAGGAAGTAAAGTATCACATTATGACTTGCATGAAGCAGGCTCTAAACGCAGCGCGTAGTCGTGGCGGCAACATCGACGAAGGCAACCTGATCTATGTGTTTGATCTAGGCATCAACGCCGCACAGGCGCAAGCGGAAGTCTATTCATACCTTCAATGGGAAAACGAGCTAATCAAGCAAGGCAAGGCACCAGAGCATCACCACACGGTGGCTTGGTTAGAGGCTTGCGCAGAGAAGTGGGCGCATTGTCCAAGTGCCTTTGCAGAAAGCCGTGGTTTTGCTATATTAGACGAAACATCATTAACGAACACCCCACAGCTAGAGGACAATTCAGATGGCTCATAAAGTTGTAAAATACAGGCTAGAAGCTGACGGGACTATTCCCGCGTGGCTAAAGTTTGGTGTCCCACAATCAACAGGTGGGATGTATGCGGTTGCAGACCCCAACACTGCATCACCGCAAGATTGGATTATGATTGGCATTTCAGCGGATGGCGCAGATACATCTGACGCTATTGAGGAAATCGCATCAAAGGCCGACTTGCAAACTTATCTATCGACACAAGCGACAGCGAATAGCTGGACAGACCCAGACCCAAATGATCCTGATGCCACTGTTGCTTTTGACGCGGCGGCACATGCTCAACGTGTTTGGGATGATCTGGACGCATTGAACGCATAGGTTAAGACATGGACAAACGTACTGTTGCATCCGCGCATGAGCGCATTGACACTATAGAAAAGCAGATCGTTGCTATGAAAACTGAAATGGATATTCAGTTCAAAGATTTGTTCAACCGTGTGAAAAGACTAGAAGCTATTATGATCGGCTCATCGGCAGCTATTATTGCTATGTTGTTGCGCCTTACTCTAATGGGATAGACCAATGCCTGACCCCATTACCATAGGTGCTGCATTATCTGCCGCAAATATGGCATTCAATGGGTTGAAGTCCATGATCTCAACTGGGCGTGAGATACAAGATTGTGCGGGGCAGCTTTCCAAGTGGGCTTCTGCAATGTCTGACATTACCTACCTAGAGAGCAAGGCAAAAGAAAAACCATCTTTGTGGCAGACCATGCGTGGGTCTGTAGAGGCTGAGGCCTTGGAAGCTTTCACTGCAAAGAAACAAGCAGATCACTTACGCTCTGAGTTGAAATCGTATATTTCAGCCTATTGGGGGCCATCCCATTGGGAGGAGCTTGTCAGGCTAGAGGGCCAGATACGCAAGGAACGCAAGGAACAACTGTACCGAAAGCAAGAAGCAATAGATGCTATTATGAGTTGGATCATTGGCAGCGTTATCGCTGTTGTTGGCGCTGGGATATTGGGCGGGATTATCTTTTTAATCGGAGCAGCGCGGGGTCGCTGGTGATGATATACGTTTTAGTTTTCATACAATATATTCCATCAGCCGAGTTAAAGTATTACCAGATAGGGCCAACCCATGCGACCTATGAGGAATGCGAACAAGAGCGCAGAAAGGCAAGAGAGGGTTTGGTAGTTCACAACAGCCAAACGGTGGTCTGTCTTGAAGTTAGTGGAAATTAAGGATGGCGTGTGGGCAGTATACAAAAACGGAAAAGTTGTTATAATCACCACGCACAAACGCATAGCCGAAAGGTTGTACAATGAACAAGGATAACTACGATCTAAATCAGAACGGCACGATAGACCCTGATGAGCGTGAGATCATGCTCGAAGATCGTCGCCGTAAGATGGAGGATGAAGATCACAAGCGGGACGCGCAACTTAAAATGACCTGGTTCGCGTTATCTGGAATGCTTGGTTATCCTTTCCTTATTCTCATTGCATCATACCTGGGATTGTCCCAGGCTGCGGATCTCCTGGCAGACATCGCAGCTGTATATGTTGTCGCGGTGTCTGGCGTGACAGCTGCATACTTCGGCTTCTCTAGCATGGGAGCTAAGAAATGATTGGTCAGATATTATCGAGCGTGGGTGGCCTGGCTACCGCGTATCTCGAAAGCAAGACAGCGGTGAAGTTGACCGAGGCTGAAATTAAAAAGAAACAGCTGACAGGTGAAATTGATTGGGATCTTGAAGCAATACGCGCTACGCAAAATTCATGGCGCGACGAGTGGATTACGCTACTGTTTTCTATACCCATGATCCTGGCATTCTGTGGGGATTGGGGTCGTAAGATAGTAGACGATGGCTTTGCTGCACTCGCCAACATGCCCGATTGGTATCAAGTGAGTTTGGGAGCCGTGGTAGCAAGTTCGCTAGGAATAAGGGCTGTGTCTAAATTCTTTGGAGGAAAGAAATGAGTGAGTTCAAACTAAGCAAGACAAGCCTGGGGCGCCTGGAAGGTGTAGACGAGGAGCTGGTTGCAATCGTCAAGCGCGCAATAACAATTACGCCTATCGATTTTGGGATCCCCTGGATGGGTGGGCTGCGCACAATCGAGGATCAGCGTGAGCTGGTCAAAAAGAAAGTATCGTTCACAATGAAATCCAAGCACATCGAGGGCAATGCTTTTGATGTTGTTGCGTATGTTGGCGCGCGTCCGAGCTGGGAGCTTGCATTGTATGATGATCTTGCCGACACAATAATTAAATCGGCAAAAGAGATTGGAGTTGAACAGCTGAAATGGGGCGGCGCCTGGCACATCGATAACATCCTGGAATGGAAGGGTACGGCGCTAGAAGCTTATGACGACATGGTGAAAGTACGCACTGCCCAGGGCCGCAGAGTTTTCACTGACATGCCACATTTCCAAAAAGGAGTTTGATTGATGGCTAAGAAACCTGGATTGTACGCAAATATTCACGCTAAACGTAAACGGATCGCAGCTGGATCTGGCGAGAAGATGAGAAAGCCTGGTGAAGCTGGGGCGCCGAGCGCCAAGGACTTTGCCGACAGCGCAAAGACTGCGAAGAAACCTAAGCGCAAATCGATGATGGGTTAATCATGGCAAGGTCGGCAGCATGGCAGCGCAAAGAAGGTAAGAACCCAAGCGGTGGTCTAAATGAAAAGGGACGTAAATCTTACGAGCGCGAGAACCCTGGATCTAATCTGAAGGCGCCAGTGAAGAAGGGCAACAACCCACGCCGTGCATCTTTCTTGGCGCGCATGGGAAACATGAAGGGGCCAGAGCGTGATGAGAAAGGTAGACCGACCAGGTTACTTAAATCATTGCAAGCCTGGGGCGCTTCATCGAAAGCTGATGCAAAGAAAAAAGCGAAACGGATCTCAATGATGAACAAGAAGAAGACAGCCTGATGGGATACTTTCACGAAGATGTAGACAGTCCACATGCGCTGTTAGAGATTGCATCAGAGCGCATGCCAGAGGTTGTGCCTGTTAATATCTTTGGGTTTAGTCGAACTGTTGGCACAGCTTTTCAAACCATTTGGAATGATGGGGGGCAGTACGTTCACCCTAGTGCAGCCGTTCAAATGAGCTGCGTGTCAACTAGCGCATCCGACACAATGACAATCGTTATCTCTGGTCTTGATGCAAACTATGAAACCATTGCAGAGATTGTGCAGATAAATGGAACAACTCCAGTTACAACCACAAACTCTTTCTATCGGATTAATAGCGCGACAATTCTATCTGGATCAAATGTTGGCGACATCACAGTTAGCGAAGGTGGCACGGTATACGCAAACATTGAAGCGACTTTGGGAACAACGCAAGCTTGCATCTACACTGTTCCAGCCAATCATTCTTTATACATCTTTCGCATATCCCTCACGTCTGGAACGGTAAACTCTAACAAGTATATCACTTATAGAAACCGAATAGATAGCAGCACTGGTCGCGTTCTGCGTGTGGCAGAGGCGACATTTCAGCTAAACATGCAGACGTTTGATCGCCAGATACCATTCCGTATTGCGCCGAAATCTGACTTTCAGTTTGAGGCAAAGTCATCTTCTGGTACAAATGAGCTGTCGATATTTGTTGAAGCATTATTAATGAAGGACAAATATGCCTAAAGAAATGCATCGAGCCTTAGAGGCCAGGGCAAGAAAGATGGGTTTAACAGGTGAGCGTAAGGATGCTTACGTTTACGGAACAATGAGGAAAGCAGAAATGCCTGGTAAAAAAACAAAGCCTAAAAAGAAATCCATGATGGACAAAGGCTACGGAAAGTAATCACTCAGGACGTAGCTTTGGCTTGAGCGATGCAGACAATGTGCCTGTATCCTTGCACAAAATATCAGCTGGTAACACGTTAGATATTTCCTCAGCTGCGCGCACCAGCTCGTAACATTTGTCTGCGCTGTTCACCAGGATATGGCTTTCCATTTGATAGCCGTTCAGCATGTAAATAATTGTAAAGATATAGTAAGTTGCCATTGCCTCTGCCTCTTATTTTGTTAGATTGTTTTGGTGGGTGGTGGCATTCCCAAGCCCAAGTTATAGTCCGACCATATATAACGCCACCCACACGATTATTCCCAGGGCGCTGGCTGTACGGATACCCCGCTCGATCTAACGCCTGGTCTCTTATCTTTTTTGATGCTTGTGTATTTTTCCCCGTACCGCTTCGGAAACCTAATACCAAGCTCATAGGCCCACTTTCTTAGGGAACGTGGATCCATGCCTAGCTCTCTCGCAGCGTCAGTCATGTATAAATTATTGACGCTTTCGATTAATTCATGCAGCTCTTGTCTATGCCGAGCTGCTAACTCTTTGTAACTTTCTATCTTTGCCACGGCGCTGGTTGTTGTTGTGGTTGCTGCCAAGCCTGTTGAGGCTGTTGTTGTGGAGCTGGTTGTTGCTGCCACTGTTGCTGTTGAGGCGGCTGTTGATAGTTTTGTTGCGGTGGTTGCTGAGGCTGATCCTCTGGCTTGCGGTTTGGAAACAGGTTCCAGGATCCGATCTTAGGCCAGGATCCGCGCTCCTCGCCCTGCTTTGCCTGGATAGAAATGTTTACGGTCAGGCGGTGCTGCAACATAATATCGTGGATCTGTTGGATCGCAGCCTGGGCAGCTGGATCACCCTTCATTTCTTTTGGCTCGTTTATCCAGGCGGCAGCTGCCATATCAACAGCTTGCCCATTGTTCATAAATCCCTGGATCTGCAAATTGTTATTTCCTAGTTGTGGTCTCATAGAAACGCCTTTCTTTTGTTAGCTTCTAGTTCGATTTGTTTATATAGGTCAGGACAACTCAGGTTCAGACGATCGAGCTGATCGCTGAAATAATCATCCCATTGCTTCAGCTCATCCAGAGTATTGATGCCCTGGATCTCTGTAATTCTTTGCCTGGTAAATTCTTCATCCGCTGCGCGCAATTCGTCAACAGGGTTAGGGGGTGTCAAGTTAGGCTGTGGCTGGGGTGAAACTGGCACCTTTTGCTGTGCGATAGCTTCTTTATTATTCGCCGCCACTTCTAGCTCGAACGCACTAGCGTACTGCCCGCCATGCAAACCAAGCGATGCCAGGGCGCGCCCTACGGCTGATGTTTCTGCGTTTTCCATTGCCGATGTTTTGTTCACGTTTGAGGATCCGCGTATCTCCTCAGCAATTCCGCTTCCGATCGTCATGCCCTGGTCGTTTTTGATATACGCCTGGACGACTACGCGATGCCCATCATCGACGCGGATCTCTGTCTCAATGCCCAGGCTTGTACCGAATGTTTTGCGCAGCGCTTCCACACGAATGAATACTTCTGTGTACTTTTTGCCGCCCCTTTGTGTAACGCCGTGTGTTCGATTGAGATCGTTCACCTCGGACATTGCCTCGATTAGTTCTTTCATCTTGTTACTCCCGCAAGTGTTTTTGCTTTGCGCAGTACGTCAGGATGTAGATCCCGCCACACAAAGCTGTCTCCGAAATGAGGGTCACAAAGTTTTAGAAGTTGCTCTACACTATCTGTAACCATCATAAGTTTTTCTCGCCGCATACACGCCGCAGTAACATCCTGTAGCGCATATTCTAGCTGTTCGATTGTTGCCTCAAACACAACATATCCTAAGCGGTTTGCATAAACAATCCTGGGGATCTTGCCTGTGATGTTCCAGTATCCCGCAAGCTGCAATAAATGCATCTGCTTAATTTCTTTGGGCAATGAGTTTGCTCTGGGTTTATCTGTATCAACACCAGTATCCCATTGCGTCTTTAGTTCAACGGCGCCTTCCTGGTAATCTCCAAAGCCCAGGTAATCTAGTTCGCAACCAGGTAACTTGCCGCGCAGCTCGGTCTGTCCGATGATTTGGTTGGCGCCCTGCATAGCTTCACGCAAACCCGCCTGGGCATTTTCGCATACAAGTTCAAACTCGCACTTGCCGATCTCATCTTTGTTTCTCTGCGCCTTGCCTTCTTCGTTGTATCGGTTCAGCTGGCGCCCTTCGATCTGCGCTTTTGTTTTGTCCTGGTCAATCCAGGATCCAGTATGCAAAGAAGTTAGCACGTTCAGCGCTTCTCGATACGCCTCTCCCTGCATTGCTCCTTCGATTAACATAAGGTCACAGTAATACTCTACAGCGCGCCCGCTGCACATATTGATGTTGTCGTTGTACTGGATCTTGTTTCTGTAATCTCGATAGTATCCAGATTGTTGCAGCAATGTTTCTGCCTGGGCTTTGTCGCCATCTGTCTCGTCACTGATAACTTTTAACGCATTTGATAGCGCTGGGCGCATGACACCTTTCTGAAAAAAAGTGTAATAATCTTGGGTACTTGGCTGAGAATGGTGGTAATATCCTTTGCTGTACGCCCAATTTTTGCTGTTATTTATGCCCATGTGTTTAACTTCCGTTTGACAGATTGTGTCTAACCGTATTAAATACTGAAAAACATTTCAAGGGGTTTTTTATGACATTAGAAGAATGGCGAAACAAAAAGAAACTGAGCTACCCGCAGCTTGCAAAGAAATTGGGTGCGGCTCATGGCACGGTGGCGCGCAGATGGTGCTTGCCGAAAGATCACAAAGATCGAATGATACCTAGCCCGAAGTTCATGGCAATCATCCATGAAAGCACGTTGGGTGAAGTTACAGCTAACGATTTCTACAGGTGATCTATGGGCGGGAAAGCGGCAAGAGATAAAGGCGCAGCCTACGAGCGGGAGATTGTAAACTGGCATAGGGATCGAGGTGTAGAAGCCGAGCGGATCCCGTTGTCTGGTGCAATGAAGGGAAACTATGCGAGTGACATAAAGCTGGGGCCACAGCTGGCTCTTACAGCTGAGTGCAAGCGCAGAGCGAGAGCGTACCAGGATCTATATGATGCGCTCGACCAGGACGATAGTGATAT